CAGTTCTTTTATAATAGAGGGAGATTTCCAGATAGTGAGCAATAATCCAGATGCACTTAAAATTAAGATTAAATGTAATGTACCAAAATCACCTAAACATCCCTCAATAGGACCCATTCTAACATAACCATTACATTCTTGCTGCTGGATAATATTTTGCCCCATCATAATTTATTCTACTAAAGTTCCATGCTGTCTGCGAATTTCTCTTAACTGCTCAAAATCTTTCACCTTTGTACCACCATCGACTACTCTATCTATGCTGATCACTCAGAAGTTGTAACAACTCTTCCGACTCGGTGGTGTCATCACCCCCATCTTCTAACTCCTGATATGCTAATGACATTAATGTATATATGTAATAACCTACTCCAAACAACAATATCAATAATGATATAATAACACTCCAAGTAGGATTATTAATATCAGATAGAGGACGAAGTAGTAAGTTCATTTTTATTTAGCACTTTCTTCTTCTTTTTTCCTAGAAGTTTCTACTGATTTGTTGTTACCATTACCATTACCATTACCATTACCATTAGACTTAGATGGAGTCACTCCAAAAGTAGCTAAAGTTCCAGTAAAAACACTAGCGATAAAAGTTGGATCAATTTTTTGCTGTGGTATACCTGGAATAGAAACATAGTTAAGTGTTAATATAGCACCAGTCCATCCTAAAACAACAAGTCGCACTAGACTTGATATACCTTCTTCTCTCCAATCAAAATCATGATCATCTTCACCATCTTTTCTTTTTTTGGGAAGCATGGACTTTAATAGTGATTTCATATCTATTTATTTAATAAAGCCATTCTCTTTTAACCACTTATTAGTAAGTGGTGTTGGTTTATAATCAGTCCACATAGTGCCAGCAGCGCATGATTCAAGTGCTTTCATTGTCATGCCTTCGGTTCTACCTGCCCACGATGCTTCTGCCTCCCAGGGAACAGAGTGTTTAGGATAAGTTTTCTCTGTCATATTACGCCAAATCTTAGGCACATCCTCTTCTGGTTTGATGATAGCAATCATATTATTCTCAATGCTACCTGCCATACAGTCTTGTGCTGCGTGCCATCCTTCATGGCGCATGACTGACATAAGTGTTGATTGTCGATGCATAAAAGCATCATTCAGAAAAAAGTTATTAGAAACTGTATGATAAACACCACGATGCCCAACTGGAAAATATTTTTGATCTGCTAAAAAAACCATAACTCCGATCTTATCAAGGGATAGAAGCATTTGGTTAATCTCATGCCCAATAGCAGAATAAATAGAATCAGGATAAGCAGATTTAATATCTTCGATACTTCGGATTCGTCTAACATTGTCGGTGCATTCTTGTAGTAACATGCAACCCATGGAACCCATAGTATTGAATTCTTTAAACCCATTTTCTTTTGCTAATGCTGCTTGAGATGTTGCTGCTAATCCCGCTAAAAGAATAGAGAATACTTTATTCATAGTGATAAAATCATTTATTAGTATTTATCACACATAAATCATCTTTTTAGTATAATCGTAGGCGTATTGCTCACGATACCCTTTAATACCCCATCCTAACCAATAGTAGGCAGGAACCATGTACTGAGAGACAGTTTGCCCACTGCCCTCAAACTCGGGCAGGTGACGTTGAAAGACTGATTCGTTAATCATATAGCGAGTCTGCCCTTCAAGACTGCTCGGGTCGCAGTCATACTTATTACAGAACTTTCCAAGGTTATTATAACGATTTATGCTGGTCCATTGAATCAGTCCGTAACCACCGCTATAACAACGGTCGTAAGGAACTCTATCCCCTCCCTCACATATGTTGGGAATGAACTTGCTTTCCTGTTTAATGTTACCCATGATCGTTGCAAGAGCATTACGATCTGAGATCTTGGTGTGTTCTTGGAGTTGTTCGAGGACATACTGTTCGTTGGGGGAGCAAGTGGGGCAAGTCCAAGTCTTGTTGTCCACCTCAAGAGCGATTGCCTTGTCTTTGTTGACGCTGACATCAACAGTGGGGGGAGCGTCAATCTGACTGATGCTCGGGTAAGCACCAGCAGAACTCGTAAGTCCCAAACTCAAAAATATTAGAACTCGTTTTAACATATAAAAAAATAGGAGACCATTGGGTCTCCTTATAGTAACGTATTTTATTTAGGTTGTCAAGGGGTGTAGACAGAAGCAGGAACCATCATTCCTCCTTGATGATCATCGTCATCGTCAATATCTTCCGAAAATACAGCATGAATTATAAAAGCACCCAACATAAAGGTTGCTAATAACATCATTTTATTTCTCCATATATTACGCAACTACTTTTAATTATTTATAAAAATAAGTAGTTGCTTATTAAATCTACCAAATACCAGGAATTAAATCTCCGGTAAGGGTATAAGTTCCGACAGCAATCACGAAACCGAGCATTGCCAGACGGGAGTTGAGGATCTCTGCCTCAGGGGTGAATCCGAATTTCATTGGTTTTTCTCCAGTGTAGTGTTTGTGATGATGATCTTTTGACCATCGTGAGTAAATTGTAACTCATCGTCAGGATGCCATAGAAGTTCTTCATACATGTCATCCAGCTTTTGCATATCTTCGCGTAGTTGATTGGGGTTAGGCATATTTTTCTACAGCAGATCTAATGTTTTGCGTGATTCCCATACCCCCAACATATTGTACAAGTTTATTACCTTCACTGTCAGTAATAACTAATACAGGTGTTGCAGTCACACCATATTTTTTAACAAGATCTAGATTTTCTTGTGGAATAGGAATATCAGTAAAATCTTCCAAATCAATTTTTTCAATCATACTAGTATCTACTTTAATGTTATTAAAGTATTTCTCAACTAAAGCACAAGGTCCGCAAGATTTTTTGGAAAAAAGATAAAACTTGTTCATCATTAAATATTTTCTTCCTGTTCAGTCAGAACGGTAACATCACTAGTGGGATATGCAACACAGAGAAGTGTAAATCCTTGCTCTAGTTGTTCATCATCAAGAAAAGTTTGGTCACTATTATCTACAGAACCAGAGATAACTTTACCAGCACAGGCAGAACAAGCACCAGCACGGCAGGAAGAAGGAAGGTCTACACCTGCTTCTTCAGCAGCATCAAGGATGTACTGATCATCTTCACATTGAACAACACTTTCGGTGCCATCAGGTGTACGAAGAGTAATATTAAAATCCATTAGTAAGTTTCGGATAGTTTTTCTACAGAGTATGCCAACAATACAAAGAAGGCAATGCTAGTTATTGTAAACAAAATTGAAGTCATTGTCAATATTCAAAAGATACCGAAGAAGAACTTACCATTAATGGCATATGCAACGAATCCCATAATGAGACCCATCATAGCCCAGCGTCCATTATACATCTCCTTCTGTTGCCAGGGAGAGGAAAGACCCTTCTTATTGTAGTTTTCAACTACCATTTGAGGTTCGACAGCCCACATATTTTGTTGACCGTGCTCGTTAGTTGTAACAGTCATGATACGTTTTGTAATGAATCTTTACATATTATATAGTAAGAAGGGGGGCGTTGTCAATCCCCCCCGTCTCATTATTATCAGTAATCACTTACATAACTGGCACATATGTCCTTGTTCTTCTTACAGAACTGACGAACATAGGAGTCAGCATCTTGTTCCATAGTATGGTGAGCATGGTTATGAACGATACCCACCGCAATAAAAAATCCAACCAGTAACAAGTTAATCTGTGTTACTGGATGGAAGATTACCTTTAAGTATTTCATGGTTTAAGGGGACCGAAGTCCCCCTAGGAAGGATCAGAAGCTGTACGTCACACCTGCCTTAGCACCGTATCCACGGTCGATGTCGCTATCGCCGGAACCAACGAACGAGACTTCACCATAGAAACCAAGTTGCTCGGTAGCAGCGAAACCAATACCTGCCTTACCAGAAGGAACAGTGTCAGCATCACCACCGTCAGGAGTCACTAGGGTAGCACCACCTTGGACGTAGTAGGAAGTACGCTCGCCAAGAGCACCTTCGTAACCGATGTGGAGATCAGTCGCGGCACCATTATAGTCCGAACCGGTCCAACCAGCATTGGTTTCGACGTTTACATAAGGACCAGCGACAGCAGCGCCAGCGAACAGGGGAGCAGCAGCAAGGGCTGCGAAAGCGGATTTGATCATGTTTATACCTCTTAGATTTTTGCTTGTGGAATGGTTACCCACAGATGACAAAAGACTCGACGTGCCTTCGTTTGTTACAGTTCGTGAAGCAAGTGCTCTACGAATGTTTATTTATAATACTTGATATTTTGAACCTTGTCAACCCCCTTACAGGATCCCAAAAGGAAGGTTGCTGAGTCCTTTAAGAGCAGATCCACCTGAAGTGGGTGGTCTCATTGGCAAGTTTGCTTTCTCTCTCTTTTCAGCTTTAAGTTCTAGCTCATAGATTCTTTCTTCCATAACTTCAATAGAAGCATGTAGATTTGTTAGATACTCAATCAAGTCTTCCTTATTTTCTACAACTTGTTTAATATCTTCTCTAAGTTCTTTTTCCTTTTTCTCAACATCAAGTTGATCTGGATCTAAAGCTCCACTTTTTGCCATGTAGTAGTCGGCAATCTCTTGACTATTATCAAGATCAATACCTTCTAACTTGGGCGAAACTTCTTCATTTTCTTGTTCTGGATATTCATCCTCAGCATATTTAATACTGTGGATTACTTCAGTGCGTCTTGGTTCTTCTGTCATCAGATCTCTGGGTAATCAAACAACATTTCTTTGATGTATTTATCGGCAAACTCTTCACCAAAAATACTCCTCAATACAGCTCTGGTCTTAGTATTTTGCCTCTGCTTATCACAATAATACTTATGACCTTCGTAGTTTTCTTTAATATTTTCTGAAATAGGTTTAGTATTATATGCAATAGCACAATGATAGTTTAAATATGTGAATGCAGTATTAATAAACTTCTGATATTCATCCTCGTTTGGACTCACAAAAACGCAGTACTCAGAAAATACATCTCCCCAGTCAGGCATCTTTTTATCTTTTTCAAACTCTGTATCGAGGATGTTTAAGATTTCATATTGCTGTGGCAAAGACCTGTCTGGTCTAATAGAGCTAATATCTACGATTGCTGCACCAACTGCTTTTTCTGATGCAACAATATCTGCACCATAAATGGGAATATCATATTGATATCTTGGGTACATATTAGTGTGAAGAATATCAAGACCCGATTTCATTTGAGCGACTTCCAAATGAATCTTTCTAAACTTTTCAGTCTCCCACACATAGTTTTCAACATAAACTTCTTCTTCGTCACCAGAAGACATCTCAATGAGTTTAAACTCATCAGCAATCTCTACTTCTTGAAGATCAAAATTCTCTTGCCAACTATCCAGAATAGAATCTGCTAGTCCTTGAATAAGTGGATGTAAGTCTCTCATAATAGTCCCATATACTTTTCAGGTGGTGTACTGAGAACATAAAGTTCTCTTACTTTTGGAAGTTCTTCCTTAGTCAAATCAATACCATTGTCCCAAACATATCCCATTAAAAACATTTGTTTATTTATCGAATGATCAAACTGTTCTGTGTAGATATTGCCCCACATATAGTCATCATGATAGTCAGTAACCTCTACATATAATGTTCCAACTAAATCATCTTTTATGAAATGACGAAGTTTATTCATAGCATTATATGCATAAAACTTTGTCTCTCGATCAGTAGACTTTGGGTCTGGAGAATCTATTCCAGACAAATATATAACTTTCTTGAGATAGACTCCCATACCCAAATCTATAACTGCTTCAAATGAAGATCCATCAAATACCTCAAGAACTCTGCTTATTTGGTATTTGTACATTTAAGTTTTTAATCGGTAAACATATACTTAACAACATTAACGGTTTTATCTGATACAGTCTTCATCTCATTAACTACTTCTGGATCGATGAGATCAGGATGATACCACCAATCCTCAAAAGGACTGTTATCGTTTGGAGAAACATTAGCGACTAACATTTCATATCCCATTAACTTAAGATATCTCCTAGACTTATCACGATAAGATCTAGTCATATCAACATAATGATCATGTTCATATGTAATAATACTAAACCTATACTTCTCGAATGGCATTGCTAACAAGCATTCAAAAGTAGTCCTAGAGGGTTCAACATCTAGTTGAAGATAATCAAAATCAGTTCCTTTATCAAAGTTATCAAGCAACTTCAAATAATCGATAGTTGTTGCATCTTTGCAAATGATCTGATTTTTGCGCTCTCTTGAAAACTGAGCGCACAAATCAGGAAGAATCTCAATAGAAATACCATCCCATTCATATTTAGTCTCAAGAAGAGCAGTGTTATTTTGATAGAAAGGTTGCTGAGCACCTATTTCAAGATAAAGTCCATTAGTTTTACCTTGAGTTGCAGCAAGAATAAACATGTCCTGGAATGCTTGAGAATGATTTTTTTCAATCGTTTCTGATCCAGGGAACTTAAACCTCAATCTATCATGCTTTCTCTTCTGATACTTAATCACTTCATCTGGGATATGTCCAGATCCCATTCTCATTAGATTGTTAGCAACCATGTCATAGTGGCGATCATCCATTTCATAGTTGTTCTTCATGTCTTGAAGAAGCGTTCTGGACTCATCACCTTTACCCCACCACCAAGCAGCAAGTTGCTTCTCAAAAAGAAGACCATACTTACCAGGATATTCCACATCAGTCTTCAATGGTTTACAATCAAAATCACAGAAGTCTATTGCCCATTGAGAAAAGATATAGCAATCTTGCCACCATTGACGTTTCTCAGCAAACCTCGCTAGAAGGTAATACGCTTCAGGTCTTTTAGGACGAATACAAAGTGCTTGCTGAAGAAGTCCTTTTGCTGTTTGATCTCTCGTCCCTTGCCTGTCATAGGCATTGGAAGCATGGATCAATGCTTCATAAGCAAGATCAAGATCATCTGTACGCTCAGCACATCTCAGGAAGAATGATAGTGCTGGAGCATTATGTCTGTAATGCTCGTACCACATACCAATGTTAAAGTTCTTCACTGGGTTCTCAGTATCTAATGCATACTCTAAAAGTAAATCATTTAGATTTGCATTAGAAGCATCCGTCAATAATAGATCTTTCTTTACAACAAACTCAGAAGCAACTCTTAATTCTTCTTCTACTTGTTGCTCTTTAACTTCAAATGATTTTCCCATAAGTTCCTCAACTGTTCTATTAGAACCATTATCTTTCCACCAGTTTATAACATAGTCGTGGGTATAATAGTGATTACGTTTCTGACCATATTTTACATCTCCATCTCCACCTTCAAAGGTAGAAGTAAAACGAACATCCTCTACAAACATTGAAATAGTATAAACTTTTCCAGCATTGGTATAAAGAATATTTTCAATAAGTGGTTGAACTCCATTATCTAGTTGAAGATGATATGTGCCGTCAACGATATAAGTATCTATAATATATTTTGCATAGTCTCTTTTAATAATATATGCAGTAACTGACCAATCATCCCAGTACCTGTCTCGGATTTTAATATCTTCAAAATCACCACGAATAGGAAGCATTTGAACACATCCCCAATCTTCTGGAAGTGCATCAACAAACTGTTTCCAAGTGAAGTTCCAGTAATCAACAGTATCAAGACTCAGATCATCTTCACAAAAGAAACCATACTCTTCCTCAGTTTCATAATACCAGTTTAAAATAGATTTTAAATGGGAAACACAACACCCTTTCGTACCATCATTTAATGTGTGAACATACTCACCCGTAACTACATCATCACACTCTGCAAATCTTTTTGAGATCAATGGTCTAATGTTTGTAACTCCATGATCTTTGAGAGATTGATCAAGTTTCTTACGTCGTTCTACACTTTCTTCTAAACTAACATAAGAAACACTACTTAGTTCTAATAACTTTTTCATTTTTTCTTTTCTAGTAGCAACATAGTTTTGGTCATCAATGTTCATCACATCCCATTCATATATCCTATCAATATAATAGTAATCTAAATCAGAAAATCTTTTCTCATTTTCTTCTACATTCATTTTTGCTAGAAGATATTCAAGATTCCAACGATCAGAGTCACTTGTATCAGGATTAGCAATCTTTCTTTTTACATTTTCAATATTGCTATCGTCAGAATCTTCACCATACCCCTCAAAGTTTTCGTATCTTTTCTTATCTGGATGTGGCAAATGAATAATATTATAGTTTTGAGTTAGTTTTTTGCACTCTAGACCCATCATAGTAAGTCTTTTAGTCATTTGATCATCTTCATAGGCATAATACTTACCCATGCGTTCATCATATCCACCAACTTTCCAAAAGTTTTCTCTAGTCACAAAACATAGTCCAGTCAAATATTTAAACAAAGGACTATAGGTATGAGAATATTTCATCAACTCCCCAACATCCATGTTATGGAAGTTAATCGCATATCCTTTTAGATTCCCATCCCAATACTCATGATTACACACATAATCATCTTGTCCACATAGGAAAGAGTTTTCATCAACTTTATAAAACTGAAAAAAATCAAAGTAAGGATTAATAATATAATCAGTATCTACTTTAATAATATAATCTCCAGTAGCAATACTGGCAGCAAGATTTAATGGTTGAGGTTGGTTAAAATACTTTTCATCATTGACTCGTATAACTTTTATTCTTTTATCCAGTTTTGTAAGATGACTGATTGGTTCATCAGAACTCCAATCAACCACAATAATCTCTTTTATTTCATAAAAAGATAACCAAGAGTTTAAAGAAACTCTCAGTGCATTATAGCGATTTTTACATGCACAAATTAAAGAAACATTCATATTGAAATCCAATGTGGTAATCTTAATCCATCAGAATCGATGTAATCGCAGTATGGCAAAAACCACTGCTTAGGTGAAATAGTTTTTTTACTTTTTGCTAACCAAGAACCCCACCAACTAAAAGAGCTGTTGGCAATAATATGATAATCACATTTAGACATTAAGCACATATCAACATAAGTGTTATTAGTTTTTATTATAATAAACCTATCGTCTTGGAATATTTTTTGCTCTTTACACCACTCAGTATCGTCAGAAAATACTAGAACTGGTAAAGATTTGTCGAAAAAACTTAATGCTTCCTCATAATAATTTATATCCAAACTATTGAGGACATGTGAGTTAACGTAGTCAGTCCTCCTTACATGCATCGAGATTACTTCAGTATCAGAAAACATCTGAGAAAAATACTGTTCTGATATATCAAAATATTTTTTTCTGAATACAAACTTGTTTCTTAGTTTATCTTCGACATGAGAAAAATATTTATGATTTTGAAAAAAACCTAAGATACTTTTATTGTCATGATTAGTATTTAAAAACTCTTGATCAAAATGTGTTGATAAGAACTTTGCATTCTCTTCTTCTGAAGGAATGTAAATAACATGCCCATCAACCACAACATTAGAATTTAGTTTATTTGGACAATGAAACTCTTTATTATAAAATGAAAATATTTTTGTGTCAATATCAAAGCATTCATAGAGTTGTATATTTTTTCTTGCTAAAGCATAATCTAAACCATATTTATCTGCTATGCCTACCAAGGCAGAGTATTGGAACATTTGATTTCCAAGTCTTCCAATAAATCCTATATGTGGAAATGTAATCATAGTTCCAATATCTTATGCATATATTCTCTAGTCAGTTTCATATTATAATCCAACTCTTGTACAAAATAGTTTCCTGGTCTTATTCTGTGATGATGATAAAACCCATCAACGATAGTGAATGTGTTTTTATATCTCAACCAACAATAAGAAAATAGTAAAACATCAGCACCTTTTGGGTCTTTAAACTTTTTACCTCCTCTCCTTAAACTTTGAACAGCACTTTTTTGAGAATCAATATAGCTATTTTTATTTACAATAAAGTTACCAGTATTTAATAACCAATCAATATAGTTAGTGCCTTCTTGAATATTTTTCTTTGCTACTGAAAGATCTATAAAGTTATCTCTATAGTCAAAGTTAACAATATTTCCACCAGTCATATGAAGTTGTTTCACATGATAACACGTATCTTCTTTTGAAAAATCTATATTTCTTACGACATCCAATACTGATTTATCAAACCAGTTATCGCTATCTATAAGATAAACCCAATCATTTTTACATTTTGATACGGCAAGATATTTATTAATATATGCTTTTTCATTTTTAGAACCACGATACAACTTTATTTTATTAGTATCAATATTTGAAATCGTTTCAATAAGATTATAATATTCTACTTCAGAAGATTTATCATCGTGAATAATAATCTCAGATATAATATCGCTATCAATGGCAGGTTTAATACAATCCCAAAGATATTGAGAACTATTATAAGTTGGTATTGCTAATGATATTGTCATTTTAAACAAAGATTGTGTTTATATGATCACGATATACTTCAGTATATCCCACACTGTTTATGTATTCCCTCAACTTTCGACATGACGTTATCAGTTTTATATTATCTTGAAAATAAGAATGATCATCAACAAGTTCAATGATCATCATCTTTGGTTTCCACAAATCAAGTCTAAAAGAGTTAAAAACATCTTCCTCTCTTCCTTCAACATCAACAACTAACAAATCAAAGTTTTTAGGAACATCTGCCATTTGCATATAAGTATCCAATCTTACTTGTTTACATTCTGATTCTGTAAACTGAGGATAACCAAATAGATGCATTGAAGAAACAATATCAGCTTGTTCTTTATCTAAAGTTGAGACTATTCCAGAACAATAAACTGGTTTATATCCAACTTCTGTTCCAATAGCATAGTTAGATACTTTAATCTTTTTGTTATTTTTGTGCCTGTTAACACACTGATTAAAGTGCTCTTTTACAGGTTCAATATAAAACCCTTTCCATCCAGCATCAGCAAGACAAGATGTGTTGGATACAGATTCACCATCAAAAGCACCAACTTCTACAAAGGTTCCTTTTTTTGATCCAAAATATTTTAGATAAATCTGATCAAGATCAGGTATCTGACAAGTAGGAGATAAGTTATAGATCATAATACTCTTTATGTGTCCACAGTTGTTCTCTACCAGAAGTTAAAACTTCTTCGTAACCACAATATTTTAACGATCTTGCGACTTCATGTGCAGGGGGAATATTTTTATCTGGAAGTCCATACTCAAACTGAACATATTTAATATTATGTCTCATTAAAAGATCTTTAGCTCCTTGAATGATTTTTAACTCAGCACCTTCGGCATCTATTTTTAAATAATCAATATGATCTAAAGATAGTTCTTTACATAAAGTATCAAGTGTTTTGCATTCTACTTTTTCGGTATGTAATGATTCTCCCAAAAAATCATCTTGCATATAAAAACTTGATAAGACGTGACGATCTCCAGGATAAAAAATAAACTCATGTCCATTTTTATCTGAAAGAGCAAGTTTTATTAACTCAACCCTTTCATCATCTCTCCATCTATTTTCAAACTCTTGCCAATGCAAAGGTTCTACAGCATAGCATTTAGCGTCTTGAAATCTATCTAGAAATAATAAAGTAAAATCATCATTCCAGTTTTCAATCCATACTGCATTATCTTCTTCTACAATTTTATTAATGTTACATCCAATATCAAATACAATAGGATTAGATGGAAGATATGGAACTGTTTCAATACATTTACGATAATCAAAACTCATATCACATAAATGCTCCTTTCTTTACATACCAAATGTGAACTGGACCATCAATACCAACAAGTTGATCTTCATCATAATGATTTTTTAGGAAGGAAGTAATATTTCCAAATGAAGGGTGATTCCAATCATGACCCATGATATATCCACCATCACGAACTTTTGTTTCCCAATACTTTAGATCATTTTCAAGATCAAAATGATCGCCGTCAATAAAAATAAAATCTAAACTTTCATTCTTAAACTTCTTTGCTGCTGCTTCAGATGTCATACGAGCAATTTTTCCTCTAGTTCCATACGGCTTAAGCATAGCAACAACGTGCTGATATAAACCCTCAAAGGATACAAAGTCATTTTTTATATTTACATCACCAACATTCCACCTTTTTTCAGAATAAGTATCTACTCCCCAAAGTTTAGTCAGTTTTGTTTCTTCGAGAAGAAGTTTCATATTAGATCCAAAAGCAACTCCAATCTCAACACCTGTTGAAATATCATCACTTCTTTCATTAATAAAATCTTTTAACCATTGATGGGATTCATCCCAATACTGATGATACTTGTAAAGGTTTTCTAGATTAATATCTACTGTAGTAGTCGTAGTTGTTGCCATTGTAATCATTTCTCCTGTTTTGTATAAAGGGCATCACCCCAATCATGATCTTGCCACCAGTTAGTTTCAGTTCTTTCAAATGAATACTGTAACAAAAACTTATCGATGTCTTCTATATATGCGTTGTTCTCATATATCTCTGCACGATTAACTTCACAGTAAACATAATCAATATGATTTAAAGTGTTTTTAGCACCTTTTAGAACCTCAAGTTCATATCCCTGTACATCCATATTTAAAAAGTTATACTTTGTAAAGTTATAATCATCTAATAACTTTACTTCAATAGTTTCAGTTTCATTAAATGTAATGTCTGGATATAAATTGAGATGTTCTTTAGGTTTGAGAATAGAACTACTCTCACACATATTACTGCTTAGATACATATCAACTGTTTTATGTTCACTACCTAAAGCAACTTGATACCCTAAAATATTTGCATCGTAGTTTGCTGCATGTTTAGCAACAATATCAAAGTTTCTTTCTACTGGTTCAAACAAGACAATATTTTTAATTCCATTATTGATATATAAAGGAATCTCTTCTCCATGATGAGCCCCTACGTGAATAACTCCATTAATATTCATATCATACTTTGTAGTAATATTATTAAATGTTAGAATCATGTTTCACTATAGATAAACTTTTTGACATAATCAATATTCACTCTTAAAAGATAAGCAGAGTTATCTTGGAATCCAAATGTAATCAAATAATCATCACCATATTCACACATACCAACAGCAAACTCAATCTCTGCTTCCATAAAAGAAAACTGTTTAGACACTGTTTCAATCTGCCAGTTCTTATCCCAAACAATAAATCTATGTCTATAGATACCATCTTTACGATCTTGTTCACTTTTGGTTAAGTATGTTTCATGGCAAAGTGTAATATGTTTACCGTCACCAAAAGGAAGAACCTGAGATCCTCCTCTTAGATCAATACAACCAATATCTTTCCAATCAGTAATAACTACTGTCTCAGTTGTATTGGTTTCAATATCATATCTTACAACTTCTGTGCCATTAGTCCACTTAACAAAATGCCATGGCATATCAACAATAGGCATCCAGTTCTTTTCACAATAAGATTGCCTATTACCTGGTGTAGGAATACGATATTGAGCAATCTCTTTCACATAATCAGGACCAATCTCAATCTCAGATAGTTCCATTCTACCAGTACCAACAGTGTCTAGATCTCTTCTGACACCACACATAAAAAGTCTTCCATCCCAACGGAAAATCCTGGAATCTTCAAGACCTACAAAATCCCAAAGCTCTTTATCGGGGAAGTCTGATGTATCAATATGTCTTTGCCATACTGGATTCATATTAGAATCATACTCACACAGAATATTCTTTGTGCGAAGCTTCCAATCATTTTCTGGATGAATATAAACTAAAGGACCCCATGGATGTTCATAGGTCTTCTTCTCAGAATGATATAATGTATAGTTAATATTTCTTAGATTTACTAGAATCTTATCCCCATCCAAATAAATCGAAGGATTTGTTAGAGAAGGTCCTTTAAGAATAGAAGAATCTGTTACCAGTGGATGAATACTACCTCCATTCTCAATACACTCTTTCACAAAATTCATACTATGTGATGATTCATGCAATGGTCTGTTCATATTATTTCAATAATAACAAAGTATCTATAAGATTTTTAAAGGTCTTAAATTAATCCCAATCAAACCTGACAAAGGTATTATATCAATATCTGATTACTATGTCAATATCAAAAGAAAATAAGATTAAGTGAAGTGTCTAAATTAACACTTTACTTATTTTCAAGATTACTAACTCTATTCTCCAATACTTTTATGTAATTGTGGTCTTCAACAAGAGCATTAATTAGGAATGGAATTAATCCAGAATAATTTACAGTTTTATTATTTCCATTATTATTAACTAGTTCTGGAATAATGTTTTCCAATTCTTGTGCTATAACACCATAACTTACATTTCCATTATCTTTCCAAGTAAATCTTATTGATGAAATTTTTTCTAATTTGTCAATACTATTACTCAGATAACTGATATTTTCTTTTAACTGTATATCGGATGTAGAATTAAAATCAGTTGCTGACAGTTGACCAGTACTTGGATTGAATTGGAGTTTTGTTGAAGAAACATATTCTGTTGATACTGTCCCAGAAGTCTGGTTTACAAACGTAGGATATCTTGTGGCATTTGTTGTTGTGTCATTAGTAATTGAAATTTCAGTTCCCGATTTACCTTGAACACCCTGAGATGATTGTGTACCTTGAACGCCTTGAGTACCTTGGAGACCCTGGTTTCCTTGAACACCTTGATTACTTAAACCTTGGAGACCCTGATTACCTTGGAGACCTTGAGTACCTTGAGTTGCTTGTGTACCTTGAGTACCTTGGCGTCCTTGTAATCCCTGGTTACCCTGGTTACCTTGGTTACCCTGGTTACCTTGGCGGCCTTGTGTACCTTGAGTTGCTTGTGTACCTTGAGTACCTTGAGTACCTTGGTTACCTTGGTTACCTTGGTTACCTTGAGTTGCTTGTGTACCTTGGTTACCCTGAACGCCTTGGTTACTTCTACCTTGGTTACCTTGGTTACCTTGAGTTGCTTGTGTACCTTGGTTACCCTGAACGCCTTGGTTACTTCTACCTTGGTTTCCTTGATTACCTTGATTACCTTGGCGTCCTTGGTTACCTTGAAGACCTTGGTTTCCTTGGTTTCCTTGGTTACCCTGAGTTCCTTGGTTACCCTGGTTACCCTGGCGTCCCTGACGACCCTGGTTTCCTTGGTTGCCCTGTAGACCTTGGTTTCCTTGATTACCTTGATTACCTTGGCGTCCTTGGTTACCTTGAAGACCTTGGTTACCTTGATTACCTTGATTGCCTTGATTACCTTGATTACCTTGGCGTCCTTGGTTACCTTGAAGACCTTGGTTACCTTGATTACCTTGATTGCCTTGATTACCTTGGTTACCTTGGCGTCCTTGGTTACCTTGGAGACCTTGATTACCCTGATTACCTTGGTTACCCTGGTTACCTTGATTACCTTGGTTACCCTGGTTGCCTTGGTTGCCTTGAAGACCTTGGACACCAGATCTTGTAAATGCTAATGTTACTTCTTCACTTACTGATGGCGAAGCACCTGCAAGATAGTTGACTGGAATGGTATAGTAAGAACCATTATCAGTTATATTTCCATCAACTTCAAAAATAACAACAGTATTATCTGAAGATAGAGCTGAGATTATGTAAATATAACCCCTGTTTAATCCACCAGTTAATGTAGTATCATCCCAACTTGCAATCCATCCCGATTGATTATTGCTTAAAGCGTCAATATCATTAACTGTAATAGAAGTTACAGAAGATGCTGTGGCATTATTAAATCTAATCTGACCAGAAGATGGTGCTCCAGTTCCTCCATATGCATAAGGAACTCCACCACGGTTACCGATGTTACCCTGGTTACCCTGGTTACCTTGGTTACCTTGGTTACCTTGGTTACCTTGGTTACCTTGAAGACCTTGGTTACCTTGATTACCTTGATTTCCTTGGTTTCCTTGGTTACCCTGGTTACCCTGTAGACCTTGGTTTCCTTGGTTGCCCTGATTACCTTGATTACCCTGGTTTCCTTGGAGACCTTGATTACCCTGGTTACCTTGGAGACCTTGATTACCTTGGTTTCCTTGGAGACCTTGATTACCTTGGTTTCCTTGATTGCCTTGGAGACCTTGGTTTCCTTGATTGCCTTGGAGACCTTGATTACCTTGGTTACCTTGGTTACCTTGAAGACCTTGGACACCAGATCTTGTGAATGCTAAAGTAACTTCTTCACTTACTGATGGTGTAGATCCACTAATGGGATTAACTGGGATAGTATAATATGTACCATTATTTGTTGCAGAACCATCAACTTCAAAAATATTAACGGTATTATCGGATGAAAGTGCCGAAATAACGTAAATATAACCTCTATTTAATCCACCAGTTAACGCTGTATCATCCCAACTTGCAATCCAGTTTGATTGATCATTACTTAACTGATCAATATCATGGACTTGAATCGCAGTGATGCTAGCAAATGTAGAGTTATTATATCTGATCTGTCCACTAGAAGGAGCTCCAGTTCCACTATAAGTATAAGGAACTCCACCACGGTTACCAATATTACCTTGGTTACCTTGGAGACCCTGGTTTCCTTGGTTACCTTGGTTTCCTTGATTACCTTGATTTCCTTGGTTACCCTGTAGACCTTGGTTACCTTGGTTGCCCTGATTTCCTTGGTTTCCTTGGTTGCCCTGATTTCCTTGATTACCTTGAAGACCCTGAAGTCCTTGATTACCTTGATTACCTTGGTTACCCTGATTACCTTGGTTACCTTGATTACCTTGAAGACCCTGAAGTCCTTGGTTACCTTGGTTACCCTGTAGACCTTGATTGCCCTGGTTGCCTTGGTTTCCTTGATTACCTTGATTTCCTTGGTTACCTTGGAGACCTTGGTTACCTTGATTACCCTGGTTGCCTTGGTTTCCTTGATTGCCTTGGTTTCCTTGGTTTCCTTGGAGACCCTGAACACCCTGAACACCAGATCTTGTAAATGTTAAAGTAACTTCTTCACTTGCAGTAGGAGTACTACCAGATAAGTAGTTGACAGGAATAGAATAATATGAACCGTTATCAGTTATATTTCCATCAACTTCAAGGATTGTTACAGTATTGTCAGAAGATAGTGCAGAAATAATATAAATGTAACCTCTATTCAGACCACCATTTAATGTAGTATCATCCCAACTTGTAATCCAGTTTGATTGATTGTTACCAAGATCATCAATATCGTTAACATAAACTACTGTAGGATTGGATCCATTGTTGAATCTAATCTCACCAGATGTTCCCGATGATGTTCCCGTACCAGCATAGGTATAAGGAACTCCACCACGGTTACCAATGTTTCCTTGTAGACCTTGGTTGCCCTGATTACCTTGGTTACCCTGGTTGCCCTGGTTTCCTTGATTACCTTGGCGTCCTTGGTTACCCTGTAGACCTTGGTTGCCCTGATTACCTTGGTTACCTTGATTACCTTGGCGTCCTTGGTTACCTTGGCGTCCTTGGTTACCCTGTAGACCTTGGTTGCCCTGGTTGCCCTGGTTACCTTGATTGCCCTGGTTGCCTTGATTACCTTGGCGTCCTTGGTTGCCCTGTAGACCTTGGTTTCCTTGGTTGCCCTGGTTTCCTTGGTTTCCTTGGTTGCCCTGGTTTCCTTGGTTACCTTGCAGACCCTGGACACCTTGAACACCAGATCTTGTGAACGCTAAGGTAAGTTCTGTTCCATTTGAGGGAACAGTACCACTAATAGGATTGACTGGGATGGTCCAATATGTTCCATTATTTGTCGCAGTACCATCAACTTCAAAGATATTAACCGTATTTGCATCAGATGAAGCGGAGATTAGATAGATATAACCCCTATTCAATCCGCCAGTTAATGCTGTATCATCCCAACTTGAAATCCAGTTAGTTTGGTCATTACTTAACTGGTCAATATCATGAATTCTAAGTTGAGTAATAGAACTAAAAGTTGAACTGTTATAAGTGACTGTACCTGATCCAGGAACTCCTCCAGTCGATCCTTGGAAGTCATAAGGAACTCCACCACGGTTACCAATGTTTCCTTGCAGACCCTGAACACCTTGGTTACCTTGGTTTCCTTGGTTACCCTGGTTTCCTTGGTTACCCTGGTTTCCTTGGTTACCTTGAAGACCTTGGTTACCAACTGGTTGAATAACAACAAATACTCTGTCACCATCGGTAAATGTACCAGTCTGTGCAATCTTTGTGACAGTAAAGTATCTCCAAGTACCTTGATCATTTCTATAAGATTCAACGGAGAAGACAATATAATCTAAGTTATTTGCTTCTCTTTGAACTGTAATAACCGATCTTGGGCTGTTATTTGAATAGTCAATAGAAGAAAGAATACCCTGCACATCAGTAGTTTCAATATCAATCTCACTGATTCTAAACTGTGTAAAGTTTGCTGTTGGTGCAGCGTTAAATCCAATATGACCATTTCCAGGATTAGTATTAGCCGTTGACGAGTTATATTCAAATACAGAACCTAGGGATCTTGCTGCAGAAATACCTTGTAAACCTTGGAGACCTTGGTTACCCTGATTACCCTGGTTGCCTTGGTTACCCTGGTTTCCTTGGTTACCCTGATTCCCTTGTAAACCCTGGTTGCCCTGGTTACCTTGGTTTCCTTGGTTACCCTGGTTTCCTTGGTTACCCTGATTCCCTTGTAAACCCTGGTTGCCCTGGTTACCTTGGTTGCCTTGATTACCTTGGCGTCCTTGGTTGCCCTGTAGACCTTGGTTTCCTTGGTTGCCCTGGTTGCCTTGATTTCCTTGGTTGCCTTGGTTACCCTGATTACCTTGATTGCCTTGTAGACCTTGTATTCCAGAAGCAACAAAGTTTAATGAAAGTTCTTCATTATTTGCTGGTAATGAACCAGATACATGACTGACTGGAATCTTATAATATCCAGAAGCAACTGTTACTGCACCAGTAATCTGGAATAC